GTCTCTCCTAGGGTACCATATATAAATAAAAGTTCTAAGCCCTTTTAGTTCTAGTGGTAAAACGTCGGTTTTGTAATCCGAATTCGGCAGTTCGATTCTGTCAAGGGGCACCAAACAATCCCGGTGTAGTATAGTGGTAGTACAGCAGCCTCCAAATCTGCCTGTGGGAGTTCGATTCTCTCCACCGGGGCCATATAAATAGAGTGGCTTCTAAGAAGTTCTTTAAAAGGAAAAGCAAGTGTTAAACAAAGAAATTAACTTGAGAGAAGTTAAGGAATTTGTAGAAAATTGCGGTCCTGATACAAAACTTTATGTTGGTTGCGACTCTGAAAGAATTAAAGTCAGAGATCTTTGGTATGCTGATTACACGATAGCAATCGTAGTGCATATTGCAGGAAAACACGGTTGCAAAATTTTCGGTCAAGTCATTAGAGAACGAGATTATGATTCTGTGAATAAGAAACCAAGAATGAGACTAATGACTGAAGTTTATAAAGTAGCAGAAATGTATTTAGATTTATCTGCAATCGTCGAGAATGATATTGAAGTTCATCTTGACATCAACCCAAATGAGATGTATAATTCCAGTATAGTGATCAATGAAGCGATTGGTTACATCAAAGGTATGTGTAATGTAGTACCGATGGTGAAACCGAAAGCTTTTGCAGCATCTTATGCTGCTGATCGCTTGAAAGGAATAGCAGCGTAGTTATTGCGGGGATGATATAGTGGCAATATCCAGGATACCTTCCTGGTACGGAGTGTTCGATTCCTCCTCCCCGCTCCATTTAATTAATCGCGGTAGTGGTGGAACGGTATACACAGCAGACTTAAAATCTGCCGCCGAAAGGCTTGAGGGTTCGAATCCCTCCTTCCGCACCAATCATAGGGCCTATAGCTCAGTTGGTCAGAGCAGTGAACTCATAATTCATTGGTCACAGGTTCAAGTCCTGTTGGGCCCACCAATTTTTTAATAAGGAAATAAAATGAGTATTGATAAAAACGTTCGTGGTATTAAATTAGTAACTGGCGAAGATATTCTTGCCAAAGTTAGTCAAACTTCCTATCATTGGATTCTATCTAATCCAGTGCAATTGCGCATGGTGCCATCACAGATTGCAGGATCTCAACCATCTATTGGTTTTGTTCCATTTCCTTCTCTCGCAAAACAAAAAGTTGATTCTACCACTATCATTGATAACGGACATGTGGTATACTCTTATGAACCAGACGAACAGATCACAAGTCAGTACGACTCCATCTTTGGATCAGGTATCGTCACCGCATCAAAACAAATCATCACTGATTAATTAATGAGTTTTCACTTTTATACGAACGTACAATGTATTGGTAATAATATATTTTATCGTGGTGTTGTTGACAACAAACGTGTCAAACTCAAGATAAAGTATCAGCCTTCTTTCTATGAGAAGTCTAAATCTATTACCAAATACACCAATCTAGCTGGAGAATATCTTCAGCAGATTCGATTCGATTCTATCAACGAAGCCCGAGACTACTACAAGCAATTTGATGGTGTCTCGGGTAAAACCATTTATGGTAATAATCGATATGAATATGCGTTCATCGGTGAACAACATAAGAAATCTGTCGATTGGGATAAAGATCGAATCGTAATCTGCTTTCTAGATATCGAGACTGGTTCAGAGAATGGATTTCCTGATCCATACATTGCATCTGAACCAGTGACTGCTATTGGTATGAAATATCACAATGGCAACATGTATGTTTATGGTTGTGGTGAATATAATAATGATCGTGAAGATGTAACTTACTTTCGATGCAAAGATGAATATTCATTATTGAAACGTTTTCTTGAAGATTGGGTTGCCAATTATCCAGACATCATTACTGGTTGGAATACTAACTTCTTCGATACGCCGTATCTAATTAATCGTATTCGGAAGATTCTTGGTGAAGATCATGCAAAGAGATTGTCTCCTTGGAATATGATCTCTGAACGTGAAATCACAGTCAGAGGACGAAAACAAACGGCATATGAACTAATCGGTATTACTGATCTAGATTATCTAGAGTTGTACAGATGGTTCTCGCCTGGTGGTAAGTCGCAAGAGTCATATAAACTCGATAACATTGCTAGTGTAGAACTTGGTGAACGTAAACTGTCGTATGATGAATACGATGGTCTCCATGGTCTATACAAAGAAAATCATCAAAAGTTTATTGAGTACAACATCAAAGACGTTGAACTTATTGTTCGCATGGAAGACAAGTTAAAACTTCTTGAACTTGCTTTGACTCTTGCGTATGATACAAAGACTAATTATAGTGATGTATTTACACAGACTCGCATGTGGGATGCACTAACTTATAATCATCTTCTTGCAAAGAATGTTGTTGTACCACCACGTGTGTTTCAAAGTAAAACTGAAGCATTTGAAGGTGCATATGTCAAAGATCCACAAGTTGGTAAACATGATTGGGTTGCATCGTTTGATTTAAATTCTCTATATCCGCATTTGATTATTCAATACAATCTATCACCAGAAACATTAATTGAACCTGAAAACTACACTCCAGAAATGCGTGAAATTGTTTCGCAGAGTATTACTGTAGATACACTTCTACAAAAGAAGATCGATTTGTCTTCGTTGCATGATGTAACGATCACACCAAATGGTCAATTCTTTCGTACAGATATTCAAGGTTTCTTGCCCAAGATGATGGAAGAGATGTATGAAGATCGCAAGAAGTTTAAGAAGATGATGCTTCAGGCAAAGCAAGAGTATGAAGTTGAAGCTGATGCAAAAAAGAAGTATGAGATTTCTAAACGAATTGCACGTTATGATAATCTACAACTTGCTAAGAAGTTGTCATTGAATTCTGCATATGGTGCTCTAGGTAGTCAATACTTTAGATTCTATGATCTTCGCATTGCACTTGCCGTGACTACTGCAGGTCAGTTGTCCATCCGTTGGATCGAATCTAAACTTAATCAATATATGAATAAGATGTTGAATACGTCTGATGATTATGTTATTGCATCTGATACAGATTCGATTTATCTCAGACTTGGTCCTATCGTCAATAAATTTCTTAAATCGAATACTGATCCAAATAAAGTTATTGAGTTTATGGATCGAGTTTGTGAAGATAAGATTCAACCGTTTATCGATAGATCATATCAAGAACTTGCTGAATATGTTCATGCATATGCACAAAAGATGCAAATGAAACGTGAAGCATTGGCAGACAAAGCAATTTGGACTTCTAAGAAACGTTATATCATGCATGTGTATAATAATGAGGGTGTGCAATATGCAACACCTAAAATTAAAGTCATGGGTCTTGAGATGATTAAATCATCGACACCTGCAGCAATTCGTGATAAGATGCATCAAGCCGTTGATATTATGTTGAAGGGCACAGAGTCTGATATTCATACGTTCATTGAGAATTCTAGAATCGATTTTAACAAATTGCCTCCAGAAGATATCTCTTTTCCTCGTGGTGTAAATGGACTTCGTGAGTATGGTAGTAATACTACAATTTACGCAAAAGGTACACCAATCCATGTTAAGGGTGCATTACTATATAATAATCATCTAACAGAAAAAGATCTAACGAAGAAGTATCCTCTGATCCAGGACGGTGAAAAGATTAAGTTTGTATATTTGAAGTTGCCAAATCCAATGAAAGAGGCAGTCATTTCTTTTCCTGGTCGATTACCTGCGGAGTTTAATCTAGACGGATATATTGACTATGAGACACAATTTCAAAAATCATTTATTGATCCAATTAAAATAGTACTAGACTGTATGAATTGGTCAGTTGAGAAAACAATTTCCCTCTGGGACTAGGAGTAAATTATGGGTATTATGGATAAAATTAAAAAGAATAGTTCTATTAAAGATTCTGCTATTCTTTCTAAGTCTAAATTCTTCAACGATAAGGATATGATTACAACATCTATTCCTATTATTAACGTGGCGTTAAGTGGAAGTTTAAATGGTGGATTGACACCCGGACTGACCATGTGGGCGGGTCCATCAAAACATTTCAAATCTGCTTTTTCGCTTTTTATGGCAAAATCTTATTTGGACAAATACGAAGATGCAGCACTCCTTTTTTACGATTCTGAGTTTGGTACGCCGCAATCATATTTTGATTCTTTTGGTATTGATACTAATCGAGTTTTGCACACTCCTCTTACTGATATCGAACAATTAAAGTCTGATATCATGCAACAGATTTCTAATGTTGAACGAGGTGATCGATTGATCATCATTGTCGATTCTATTGGTAATCTTGCATCTAAAAAAGAAGTGGATGATGCACTTGAAGGTAAAACTGTTGCAGATATGACTCGTGCAAAAGCAGTTAAGTCTTTGTTTAGGATGGTGACTCCACATCTCACGTTGAAAGATATTCCAATGATCGTAGTCAATCATACTTACAAAGAGATTGGACTTTATCCTAAAGATATCGTTGGTGGTGGCACTGGTTCTTATTACTCTGCTGATAACATTTTCATTCTTGGTCGTCAACAAGAGAAAACGGGCACAGAG